ATGAGTGAGCTTGTCGATTTGGCCACCATCGCCGAGGCGGTTGAGGTCGATTACAGAACAGTGAGAGAGAAGTGGGCCACCTCCCCCGACTGGCCGCCACACTACGACCGGGCTGGACTGGGCGGCGCGAAGCGCTGGCGGGTGGCGGATCTGCCCACCGCATTCGTGCGGCGGGGCAGAAAGATCGATGTGCGCGCAGCGGTGGAGCGGCTTTTGGCTGTTCAGGCCGCGAAAAGCCTTGACAGGATCGCAAGCGCCCAGGCCGGGGGCGCGATCAAATACCCGGCCACATCCCAATTCGCCCCCGGCGGCGAGCTCATCCCGGCGGGGCGTTGCCCTCTCCCTGCCGACACCAGCCCGGCGGCCACCGGCGCGGGTGGGCTCACCGGCGGGGGTGGCGCTGGATGCGCCTTGGTATCACGGGACGTGGGCTCGCGTCGCCGTGACGGCACCGGTGGCAGAGCAGGCGACGGCCTGCCGAGCGCTGGCAAAGGGCAGCTAACCCTGGGGGCCGGTTCGATTCCGGCCACCCCCGCCACCGATATGGACGACGCGATCCTCGTCGGCCAGCTGATGGGCGCGTCGCCGCGCGACGATGCCGAGGAGCGGCTGGCGCGGGCGCGGCTGATCATGGCGGCGATCCGGCCGCTCATCGATCTTCCGGAGCGTCACCGGGGGCGGCGGACGATGGCCGAGCAGATCGCGAAAGATCTGGGCTGCTCGTTCCAGCACGTCTATCGGCTGGTGGACAAGGCGCGCGAGGGCGGCGTGATGGCGCTCGCGCGCATGGGCGAGCGGCGCGACCGGGGGCAGGCGCGCACGCTGATTTCCGGGCAGTGGCTTGAGTGGGCGCAGCGGGTGGCCGAGGCGTGGCCGCAGACGGATGTGGCGCAGCTTGCGGACAGGACGCGGCAGTTGGTGCGCGCGGCCTGGGTGGGCGGCGCGCCCAGTGCGTTGCAGTGCTGGCTCAAGGCCACGGCGGCGGTGGCGCGGGAGTTGATCGACGCTGGATGCCCATCGGATCTTGCCGCGTCGCTTCTTTCGGTGCGCTGCCCGCGGCGGTTCGTCGAGGCCGAAGGCAAGCATTTTCGGGTTGCAGGCCGGGCGCTGCGCGACGGCAAGGGGGTGTATGACCACCACATCACGCCGGTGCGTCGCACCGCGGCGGGGTTGAAGCCGGGCGACCTGGTGTGCGGGGATATCACCCCGCTCGATATCCCGGTGCTCAGAGACGATGGCAGCGTGGCCTATGCGCGGCTCATTTCCTGGCACGACGTGGCTACCAACTGGTTGTGGGTGGATATGGTGGTGCTGCCAAAGGGCCAGGGCATCCGCCGCGACGACGTGGCGGCTTCTTTTGTGCGCATGGCCGAGCAGGCGCCGTTTGGGATGCCGCGCTGTCTGTATTTGGATAACGGCTCGGAATACAAATGGGACGAGATGCTCGTTGCCTGCAAGCACCTGGCGGACCTGACCGGTCAGCAGTTCGCGGCGGACGAAGCGGAGACGGCTCCCGCGGAACGGCGGGTGGTGCGCTCGATTCCGTTTCACCCGCGCGGCAAGCGCATCGAGGGGGCGTTCGGGCGGCTCTCCCACTGGCTGGCCTGGTGGTTTGGCTATGTGGGCGGCAACCGGATGACGAAGAAGGTGGCGACGCTCGGCAAGGGGGTGCAGCCATCGCCTGAGGCTGAGGTGCGCGCGTGGCTGGCGCGCACGCTGGCGGACTACCACGTGACGCCGCAGCCACGCGCCGAGCACATGGGCGGGATGAGCCCGAAGGATCGGCTTACCTGGCACATGCAGGCCGGGTGGCAGCCATGGCGGGTGGATCGGCTGGTGCTGGCGCTGGCGTTTGCTGACCGGCACGTGCGCAAGGTGACGCGCGGCGCGGTGAGCGTGGATGGCGTGACCTACACCGCGGATTTCTTGATGCACGTCGATGGGCGGGTGACGGTTGCGGTGCCGCGGATTTTGTTGGGCAGCCCGGTGCGGTGCGTCTATGTGCTCGATGGCGTGCGGGTGCTGGGCGTTGCGGTCGAGGAACAGGCCTATGCGCTGCTCGATACCGCAGGCGCGAAGGAGGCGGCGCGGAGACGGCGGGTGTTCCGGATGCTGACGAGCGAGCGGGTGGCTGCCGTTGGTGGTCCGCTCGACGAGGCGAAGTTGGCAGGGACGCGGGCGGAACTGCTCGGTTTAGAGGCGACGCTGGACGCCGCGGATGCGGCAGCGCAGCAGGTGACGCTTTCGGAAGAGGGTCAGCGGCTGGTAGCAGGCTATCTGGCTGCCCAGGAGCGCGCCATTGCCGAGATCAACCGGCGGCGCGAAGTAGCGCTTTCGGCGGAAAAGCTCACCCGCTGGGCCGATGAGGACGAGGAAACGAAACAGGCCCGCGCCATGGGGTTATGACGCGGGCCACAAGGGCGCCCGGCGGCAAACCGGGCAGTGTGCCATTGAATGGTGGCAACTGAAAGGAGCGGCAATTATGACACGAAAAGGCGAAATTCGTGAAATTCGTGAGACGAAAACCGTAAAAGAGGCTCTGGCGCTTGCTGAACAGGTGCTCGATGCCGAGTGGCCGATCGGCGAGATTACGGGGCCGGCGGGTACGGGTAAGAGCGTTGCGGGCTGGGCGGTTGTCAACCGGCTCGGCGCGGTGCGCGTTGCGGCCTGGGACGGGATCACCCGCCACCAGATGCTGGTGGCGGTGGCACGCAGCTTGGGGATGGACGGCGCAGGGGTTGCCGAACGGCTGCTCACGCGTGGGCCTGGCGCCGAGCGGCGGCTGCTGGTGGTCGATGAGGCGAACAAGCTCAGCTGGCGGGTGCTGGAGACGCTGCGCTATCTGGCCGATGAGTGCGGCATTGCGGTGATCCTCATAGGCACCGAGCTCTATTCGCGCAAGTTTTCCGAGGCGAGGACGCGCCCGCTGCTGTTGCAGTTGGGTAGCCGCATCGGGGCGAAGCGCATCTCGACCCGGCATCTGGATCGCGCCGAGACGTATGCGCACGTGATCCGGCCTATCTTCGGTGAAATCGCGGACAAGGACCTGATCACGGCGTTTTGGACGGGCTGCCGCAAGGGGAATTTCCGCGAGGCGATGGAGCTTGCTGGCGAGTGCCGCCGGATCATGGAGACCAACGCCTTGCAGACGCTCACGCCCGCGGTGTTGGAGGCGGCGGTGAGGTGGATGGCGAACCGCTATGCCGTTGATGCGGTTGCGTGACGGTTCCGTTGAGGGAGCATTGCAGTGAGTCGGGATTATCTGGTTTCGCGCGCGGAGGCTGCGCGCATCCTGGGCGTGTCGGACGCCGCAGTGGGCCGTATCCGCGCAGGAAATTATCCGGACGGGGCGTTGACGGAGCGTTACCGGTTGCTGGTTGCGGTGTTGCAGCGGGCCGCAAGCAAAGTGGAGACCGAACAGATTTGCGCCTCTTGCCCCCGTGAGGAGTGCACGGGGTGCCGGATTGCGGAATTGGATTGACGGAACGACGAGAGGGCTTACACCGCCTTGGCCGAGGCGGATTTGGGAGTCGATCATGGTAGCAGTAGCGAAGAAAGTGAAGCAGGATGAGGTTGTGGTGAAAAAAACCGGGCAGCCAGCCGGTGAGAGAATCGTGCGCGACACCGGCGAGGTCGTGCCGCTTTCGCCTGCCGAGATCCAGTTGGTGATGCAGGGTTGGGCGCTCAAAAAACAGATCGACGAGCTCGAAGCGCAGCTCAAGGAGATCAGCGCAAAGCTCATCGAGGCGCACGGCGTGGGCGCGTCACTGGTGGTGCATGGGGTGTGCCGCGCCAGCATCACTGAGCGCGAGGCGGTAAAAATCCAGGACGCCGAGCGGCTCAAGAAGGTTTTGGGAGCGCGCTTTTCCGATTTGGTGCAGGTTGTTGTGACCTACAAGCCGGAACCCAGGCTCGTCGAAATGGCATGCGACGGTGACGAGCCGTTGCAGCCAGCGATCAGAGCGTGCCTGACGGTGGGCAAAAGCGCCGCCGTTTCGTGGAGGGCGGAGAAATGACGGCGTCGGGCATCGTCGAGCGCATCGCGCAGGGTAAAACGACCGTGGGCGATGCGATGCTGGTGGCGTTCATCATTCGCGAGCGGGATCGGTTCGAGGCGGCGTTGCGGCAAATTGCCGCGCACGGTGACGACGGCGCGGCGATGTTGGCGTCCGTGGTGTTGGCCAGGGACGTCGTTCTGGGCCAGACCGCGGCGTGACCCAGCCCATGCCTGTCCGTTCGGGCGGGCATGCACGGGGTCATGTTCGGAAACGAGGAGAAGGAGCGACTATGGGGATGAGTTTGAGCGCAGACCGCCGCCGGGCGCTGCTTGGCTTGGCGCACAAGGCGGCGATCGATCTCGGCATGGATGAGCAGACTCGGCGCATGGCCCAGGCGGCGTTTGCGGGGCATGAGAGTTTGCGGGATTTTTCCGATGAGCAACTCGTGGCGTGGTGTTGGGAGTTGAAGCGCCGCGGCGCGGATATCGGCATCCCTGCCCCTGCGCCACTTGGCGGCTCTGGGTTTGGTCGTCCCACCCCAGCGCAGTGGGCGACGATCGAGCGGTTGGTGGCGTCGCTTGGCCTGTCCGATGATGGGTTTCGTTCGTTCGTCAAACGGACCACTGGTCTGGATTTGCCCCGGTTCATGACGCGCGCCGATGCGTCGAAGGTGATCACGGGCCTTGAGCGCTGGGCACGCAGTCGAGGCGTGGATACGCGCAGCAAAACCAGGCAGGCGATCGAGGCGCTGATGGGAGACGGCGATGTCTGACCAATCGCATGCACCTTTGTGGTTTGAGCGGCGTATCCGCCGGGGGCTTGCGGCGCTCATGACGTTGCGCATGGAGGGGCATCCGCCGGCCGACACAGTACAGGCTACTGCGCTGGTTTGGGTTCAGGCATTGTGGCCGGGCCGGGCGTGGGACGAGACGCTGGACGCGCAGCGCATTGGTGAGGCGTTCCGGTTGATCGCGCTCTACGAAACCCGTTGGCCTACGCCCGCGGTCTTTTTGCGTTATCTGCCGGCGCGTGCGCCGCAAAAGCGTTTGCCGGCTCCCCCTCTCACCGATGAGGAAAAGCAGCGGGCGCGTGAGGTTTTGGCTAAAATCCAGGAGATGCTGAAGGGTAAGCGGTTCGGTCCTTCTGTAAGGAGCAGCGATGGCGCTGGCAGACACGACGTTACTGACTGAGCTGATCGGCCACGAGGCGGTCGTTCTTTTGGTGCGTGCCGCTGGCGGGCTTTCGGTGTATGTGCCCAAAAGCCCGCCGTTTTCTGGGCCGCTTAGTGTCTTGCCGCCTGAAGCGCAGAAGCGGTTGGCGAGTTACGCCGGAGGGGATTTGTTGTATATTCCCAAATGCGATGGGGCGCTACGCGCGGCTCGCGACGCAGAGATCCGTGCCGCGTACGACGCCGGCGCGCGTGTCTCTGAGATCGCCCGTCGTTGGGGGCTTTCTGAGCGCTGGGTTTATGAGATTCTGGGGCGGCCAGAGGTGCGCCAGCCAGAACTCTTTTGATGCGATCCTGAACTGATTCAAGCTGCCGCAAATCGGCAACTCTTTTCATACTCGCGGCATGAAGCCGCGTCTTTTGCCTCTTTATCTTGTCGTTTCTGCTGCCGCAGTCGCTGGTATCGCCAGTTTCGAGGGGTACCGCTCGCGCGCGTACGATGACGGGGCGGGCGTTCAGACGGTCGGGTTCGGCACGACCCGCCGTGATGACGGCAGTCCGATCCGGGCAGGTGACACCATCACCCCGCAACGCGCCGTGGTGCGACTGGCTCAGGATGCCGACCGCATCGGGCGCGAGATCGCTTCCTGCATTGGAAGTGTGCCGCTCTATCAGCACGAGTTCGACGCGTTCGTGAGTCTGGCCTACAACATCGGCAGCACGGCGTTTTGCCGATCTACTCTGGTCAGGAAGCTCAAGGAGACCCCACCGGACTATGCCGGGGCTTGCCGCGAAATCCTGCGCTGGACGCGCGCAGGCGGCGTCGAACTGGCCGGGCTCAAGAGGCGCCGCGAGGCGGAATACCGGCAGTGCATCGGGGAGGAGACGCCGTGAGGCCGCAGCGTTGTTTATTGGCCGTACGGCAGCGGGATTTGCGGTTCGCCCATGCGGTGCTCCAGAACTTTGAGCACCGTGTAATCGGTGCGCAAGCCGCCCGATGCAGTATGCCAATGCTGCACGCGAGTTTTGGCGATCAGGATATCGCCTTTGGCGAAACGCTCCAGGTTGCGGTGCACTCGTTCGAGAAATTCTTGGTCGGCCATTGTCACGAACACCGTGGCCTGCCCGTCGTACATTCGCCACTTGTTGTCATCACGGAAGGAGAGCGAGACGATCGAGAATGGAATCAGGCGTGTTTCTTCCTGGATCAGCACGTCCTCGGCTTGCGGGGCGCGGAAAAAAGCCGCTTCCCGTCGTTCGATGACAACAAGCACAGTCTCGTCGCTGCCAAAGGCTACACGCTCGATCCCATCACGCTCGATTGGGTCGATCACGCGTTGCAAACTTTCGCGCACCTGGCGATTTTGCAGCAGCACGACTACGCGTTCTTCGACGTCCACAGCGTCGTCGTCTTCCGTAATGACGCGGCGACCGTTGGCGGTGGTCTCGACGCGCTTGATACGCCGGTTCCTGAGCCAGCGCAACAGCCCGATCAGGCTAAGCGAGCCGCCACTGGTAACGCCGATGAGTTCAAGCACTGCTTTGGCGTTGGCTGCCGCGGTGGCGCCATCACCTGTGAGCCAATCGATGATCTGCTGCGTCAGTTGCTGCACTACGGAGAGATCGATGCCGAAACTCCCAGTGCGAAAGCTTGCCTTGACCTCCACGCGCAGTGCGAAAGTGTCACCGAAGATGGCTCGCCCCGCTTCTTCGCACAGGTCGCCAAATGCCAGCAATGCCGGCGCAAGTTGGCGCACGTCCATCGTGTGGTTGGCGAGCGCGGGTCCGTCGTAGGTGATGCGCACATGCTCAGTCATGCAAAGCATCATACCACGAAAGGAACGGCATGATCCAAGGGTTCTCTGTCCTGGCGGCTGCGCTCGTCTGCGTGGGTGCTGGATTTGCAAGCGGTTATGCGTTCAAGGGGCGGCTCGATGAGGGAAGAATCGCCCGCGCCGAGGCCGCCGTCGTCCAGTGCCAGCGCGACCGTGAGGCCGATGCCAGACACGCTGCCGAGGAGGCGGCCCGCAGGCTCGCTGCCGCGCAAGAGGCCGAACGCGCCGCCGTGCACGCATTGCAGGCGACGAAAGCGCGTCTTGCCGCCACCGAAAAACGTCTCAAGGAGTCCCTCTATGCCCTGCCGACCGCTCAGTCTTGCGGCCTGTCTGGCGCTGCTCGCGGGCTGCTCAACGCCCGGATTGCCGCCAGCGACCTGCCCGCGGGTGCCGCCGAGTTTGATCGAGCCCATACCGAATCTGCCGCCGATTCCGGCAGCCGCGCAGGCGTGGACGAAGCCGCGCTCGGCGGATGGATTGCCGACGCCATCAGCGCCTACGACGCGTGCCGCGCCCGCATCGACGCGATCCGAGCGTGGGACGAGGTGACCCATGGAAGGTGATGTTTTGCTCTCGCAGGCCTGGCCGATCCTAGTGGCCGTCGGCGGCGCGGTGGTTGGCGGGGTGTTCGCACTCTTGAAATGGTTTGCCGCACGCATGCTCGAAGAGATCGAGCAGCGCTTGAAGCGCATCGACGACCTGGAGAGCCGCTTCGAGCGGCTGATCGCCGAGCTGCCGCTGCACTATCAGCGGCGCGAGGATTTCGTGCGCGAGATGCAGCAGGCCGACGGCCGCTACCAGCGCATCGTCGAGAGCGTGATCGACGCCATGCGCGAGGAGGTCGCCTTGCATCGCAGGCGCATCGAAGAGCTGGAGAAGCAGCGCGAGACGGACGTGATGCGCTACCAGCTGCGCGACGACGCCATCCGCGAATACACCAGCCTCAACGCGAAGATCGACCGCGTTTATGAGGTGCTCATGGAGATGAAGCATGACCGATAAACGGCTCGATGCGCTGATCGACACGGCGCGCGCCGAGCGCGAGTTTTTGCGCTGGGTGATTCTGTCTGCGCTTTGGCACGCACGGCCCTACGGCACCACCGAGGCGGTGATCATGGGTGCGTGCCGGGACATTCCGTTACGGGTAACGGCTGACCAGGTGCGCGCTGAGTTGAAGAGCTTGGCCAAGCGCGGGCTCGTCGACCTGGTGGATGATCTGCCCATTTGGTCGGCCGAGCTGACCCCAGAGGGTGAGGCCGTGGTGGACTACCGCGCCGATTGCCCGCCGGACATCGCTCGCCCGCCGAGGTGGTGAGCCATGCGCCGCGATTGGGACAAAGTCCGCCTCATCCTGGAGGCTCTGGACGAGCAGATCAAGGATGAAGCCAAGCGGCGTGGCGTGGCGCTCACGCTCGATGCGATCGCGCAGATCGCGCGCTCCCTGATCGCCGGAGGCGGATGATGGCGCGCCGCAGCAAGGTAGATGCCCTCCCCCCTGCGCTCAAGGCCGAGCTGGAGCGCCTCTTGGCCGACCGCACCCACGGCGGCTATGAGGCACTGGCCGCGTGGCTCAAGGAGCAGGGCTACGAGATCAGCAAGAGCAGCCTGCACCGCTACGACCAGCGGGTGCAGGCGGTGATGCTGCGCATCAAGGCCAGCACAGAGGCCGCGCGCCTGCTGGCGCAGGCCGCGCCGGATGAGGCCGACGAGCACTCGGCCGCCGTGCTGCGCATGGTGCAGTCGGCGCTGTTCGACGCCATGGCGCGGGTGACGGAGGCCGCCGAGGAGGCCGACCCCGAACGGCAGGTCAAGGTGCTGGCCCAAGCCGCGCGCGCCATTGCCGAAGCGAGCCGCGCGTCCATCGGGCAGAAGAAGTGGGCCGATGAGGTGCGGCAAAAGCTCGACGAGGTGGAACGCGTCGCACGCAATGCGGGCAAAGCGCTGGACGCCGAGACGCTCAAGACCATCCGGGAGGGGTTGTACGGTGGGTGATGCCACCATACGCATCGCTGCGCCCGTCCTCTACCCCTACCAGCGCCGCTACCTGGCGGACAAAAGCCGCTGGAAGGCCGCGTGCTGGAGCCGGCAGACCGGCAAGACCTTCACGACGACCCTCGAGGCGGTGCTCGACTGCCTCACCGCCGAGGCCGAAGGGCGCATCGCGCGCTGGACGATCCTGTCGATCTCCCGTGACCGCGCGATCGATGCCATCCGCACCGGCGCTGCTTTGCACGCCCAGGCGATTGGCGCGGTCTACGAGCTGCTGATGGACGACAGCTTGGGCATCGAGCAGCAGGCGGCGATGGTGAAATTCCCCGGCGGCTCCTACGTGCGGGCGATCGCCGCGCGGCCCGAGACGGCGCGCGGCATGAGCGACAACCTGATCCTCGATGAGTTCGCCCACCACAAGGACAACCGGGCGCTGTGGCGGGCGCTCGTTCCCGTGGTCTCCAAGCCCAGCCTGAAGATTCGCGTCATTTCCACCCCGAACGGGGTTGGCGACATGTTCCACGAGATCATGACCGCCGACGATGGCCTGTGGAGCCGCCATGTGGTGACCATCCACGACGCGGTGGCCGACGGTCTGCCGCGCGACATCAATGAATTGCGCCGCGCCGCCCGCGACCCGGACACCTGGGCGCAGGAGTTCGAGTGCGTGTTTCTGGATCGCGCGGGCCGGGAGTGGCTCACCTATGAGGAAATCCTCGCCGCGCTGGAAGCGCAGCCGCTGCCGCCCTACGACGGGCGGCCTGTCTATGTGGGCATGGACATCGCTGCGCGGGGCGACCTGTCGGTGATCGCGGTGCTCGAAGACGTGGGCGCGGGCGTCTTGGCGCTACGCGAGATGCAGGTGATGCGGGGCGAATCGTTCGCCGCGCAGCTCGCCCGGCTCGATGGCGTTTTCCGCGCCTACCGGGTGGCGCGCTGCTGCATCGACCAGACCGGCATGGGCGAAATGCCGGTGCAGGAGGCGCAGCGGCGGCATGGGCAGTATCGCGTCGCCGGGGTGCTGTTCACCGCCCCGGTGAAGCTCGACCTGGCGGTGGCGCTCAAGGACCGCATGCAGGCGCGGCGGCTGCTCTTGCCGCCGGGTGCGCTCGCTGAGCCGAAAGAGGCGCTGATCGACGACCTCAGGGCCGTGCGCATGGAGCCGGGCGCGGGCGGCGTGCCAAAGCTTCTGGCCGACCGGGATGGCGCGGGCCATGCCGACCGCTTCTGGGCGCTGGCGCTTGCCGTTGCGGCGGCTGGCGAAGGTGTGCCGGTGTATGGGTATGAGAGTGTCGCGCGGCGAACCTTCGCGCCGCGTTTCGATGATCTGGATGGCGCTCGAGGCGCCTGGGAGTGGGCAGGATGGTGACCCCGAAAAAACAGGATTTGACCGGCGAGATCGCCCGCCCGTCGCAAACGGGCCTGCGCTCCGTCTGGCAATGGCGGCCGCTGGCCTCGATGACACCGGCGATGGTCGCGGACATCTTGCGCCGCGCCGCGATGGGCGATGCACACGACTTCTTGCTCGCCGCAGACGACATCGCGGAAAAAGACCTCCACTACCGCGCCGTGCTACAGACGCGCACGCTGGCGGTGGCCGGGCTGCCCATCGACATCCAGCCATGGGACGATTCGCCCGCCGCGAGGCGCGCCGCCGAGCTGGTGCAGGATGCCGTGCGCGAAAGCGACCTTGCGGTGCTCATCACGCATCTCATGGACGCGGTAGCCAAGGGCTATGCGGTGGCCGAGATCGTGTGGGAGACCTCCGGCGATGTGTGGTACCCGAAGCAGATCCTCCGGCGCGAAGCGCACTGGTTCACGTGGGATCGCGACACCGGGCGGATCTTGCGCCTGGTAGATGGCAGCGCGGAAGGCGCGGAGATTCCGCCGTACCGTATGATCGTGCACGCCCCGCCGGTGGCCGCGGGCATTCCGCTTTTTGGCGGGGTGGCGCGAAGCGCGCTGTGGGCCTGGGTGTTCAAGTCGTATGCAATGAGGGACTGGGCGCGGTTTTGCGAACTCTTCGGTCAGCCGATCCGCGTGGGCAAATACCACCAGGGCGCGAGCCCCGAGGATGTGGCCGTGCTCAAGCAGGCCGCCTTCTCGCTCGGCTCGGATGCCGCCGCCGTGATCCCGCAGGAGATGGCGCTGGAGTTGATCGAGTCCGGCTCCAAGTCGGCCAGCGCCGACCTGTATCACAGGCTGATCGACTACCTGGACCGGCAGGTGAGCAAAGCCGTGCTCGGGCAGACGATGACCACCGACGACGGGTCGAGTCTCGCGCAAGCGAAGGTGCACGCCGAAGTTCGCGCCGACATCATGCGCGCCGACGCGCGGGCCCTCGAGGCCACGCTCATGCGCGACCTCATCGCGCCGATCGTGCGGCTCAACCTGGGCGACGACGCGCCGCTGCCGATCCTGCGGCTCATCGTCGAGGAGCCGGAGGACATGGCGGCGCTTGCCGACCAGGTGGTCAAGCTCTCTGCTGCCGGGATGCCGATTCCGCAATCCTGGGTGCGGGAGAAGTTCGGTATCCCGGAGGTAGCCGAGGGCGAGGCGGTGCTCAGTCCGGCTCAACCGGGTCAAACTGGGCCAAACCAGAATGGCGAACCCATGGCGAACCGAATCGCGGACCGCGCCGAAACTTCGGGTTCGTCTGTCGCCGTGCACGCATTGCATGCGACAAGCCACGCGGCCGAGGCCGCCCAGGACGACCCGATGGATATCGACGTGGCCGGCCTCATGGCCGACCGGATGGAGGTCGAGGCCGAGCCAGCCTGGCGCGCGATCATGGCCGAGGTGCAACGAATCGTCGATGAGGCCGAGAGCCTGCCCCAGCTTCGCGACGCGCTGCTTTCGGCTTACGGTAACTTGCCCACCGAGGAGCTGGCGCAGGTGATGGCGCTGGGCTTTGCCGCGGCGGAGCTGGCCGGGCGCTTCATGGTGCGGGAGGAGTCGGCCTGATGGACATCGCAGACATTGCGGACGAGGTCATCCGCATACAGCTAGAGGCGACGCTGCGCCAGCGCTACCCTGCGGGACCATCCCCGACCGGACGGTGCCTGTGGTGCGGCGAGCCGCTACCCGAGCCGCTGCGTTGGTGCGATGCGGCCTGCCGCGATGACTGGGAGCGCCACTATGCCCGCCGCGCCTGATCTTTCCGCCGTCCTCCGCCAGCCATTCGCCGAGCAGGCCGCATTCTTCCGCGGCAAGCTGGGCAACCTTGTGCCCACGGCCAAATGGGACGACCTGTGGAAAAGCCAGCACGACCGTGCGTTTATGGTCGCGGGGGCGGCCAAGGCGGATTTGCTCGCCGATCTGGCCGAGGCGGTGGACAAGGCCATTGCCGATGGCGAGACGCTGGATAAGTTTCGCCAGCGCTTTGGCGAGATCGTGCAAAAGCACGGCTGGCACGGCTGGACCGGCGAAGACAGCAAGGCCGGGCGCGCTTGGCGCACGCGCATCATCTACCAGACGAACCTGGCCACCAGCTACGCCGCCGGGCGGCTGGCGCAATTGCGCCAGGCCGGGTTCAAGTACTGGGTGTATAAACACTCCGGCGCCGAGCATCCGCGCCTGCAACACAAAGCCTGGCACGGCCTGACATTGCCCGCCGATCACCCCTTCTGGCAGGCGCACTATCCGCCCAATGGCTGGGGCTGCGGCTGTCGGGTGGTGGGGGCCAACGGCCCGGCGGGCGCGAAGCTACTGGGCGGAGATCCATCCTACGATACCCCGCCACCCGGATGGGATGCCATCGACCGAAGGACCGGAGAGCCGCCCGGCATCGACAAGGGCTGGGGGTATATGCCGGGCGCGACGGCGGCCGACCGCCTGCACGGGCTGGTGCCGCGCATGGCAGACAATCCGCCTGCTGGCCGCCCGGTGTTGCCGCCGATCTGCCCGGATTCCGGCGCGCACGCCAAGGGCGAGTGCCCTGGGCCGCTGCCGCGCCCGCGCCCGTTCGATCCCGGCCTGCTGCTGCCGGACGGCAAGCCGGAGCGCTACTACATCGACGCCTTCCTGGAGGTTTTCGGCCTGCGCTTCGGTGAGGACAAGATCATCGAGGACGTGACCGGCGAGCGGCTCGTCATCGGCACATCGCTATTCATCGACCGGGCAAAGTCGGCCAGGAAAGGGGAGCCGGTCTACAAGGTGTTCAAGGACGGCATCCGCCGCCGCCACATGCGCATGCTGGCCGAGACGATCCTGCATCCGCAGGAAATCTGGGAGCAGTGGGAGTGGATCGCGGCGCGGGAGTGGATGGGGGCGCGCGAAGCCATGGCGCTGCGCCGCCGCTACATCGCGCTGTGGGATGTGGGCGGGCGGGATCGCCCGGCGCTGTCGGTGTTCGAGTTCAGCCCCAAGCGCTGGTGGACTGGGGTGACGACGTTTGTGCCGAGAGACAGGCCGACTATGACCGCTGACGAGTACATCGCGCAGCAGCGCACCGGGAAGCGGCGATGGCCGAAATGAAAACGCCACGGCGCGGCGTCACCGTGGCGTGCCCGGCAGTCCTTGGGGGCGCTCGCCGCGCAGTGGCTGCCGATGGCTGTTTGCAGTATACCCTACCCCGCCAGCGCATCAAAGCGCGCCGTCTGGCTAAGGAGGCCCATTGAAAAAGAGTGAGGCGGCACCTGGACCGCCTCGTGGGGCTGGCGCGCCGGACTCCCGCGCCCGGCGACGACACCTTTGGGCCCCAGGTCTGCCCTCACCAAATGGAGGGAGATTTTGCCGCCAGCCCTTACAGGCCAGTATAGCCTGTCCCGTCAGTGCAGCAAGCAGGAGGTTGCATGATCAAAATCGAGGTCGACGATAAAGCCGTGCGCCGGGCGCTCGATGACCTTTCGCGCCGCCTGGACGATATAACCCCTGCCATGCACGCCATCGGCCAGGCGCTGGCGGAGGGCAGCCGCGAGCGCATCCTTTCCGGGCGCGACTGGACCGGCACGCCGTTTGCCCCCAACAGCCCCGTGACCCTTGCCCGCAAGAAAGGGGAAAAGCCCCTCATCGACAGCAAGAGCTTCGTCACCACGCGGCTCCACTACGAGGCCGGGCGCGACTCGGTGGCCGTGGGCAGCTCGGCGGCGCAGGCCGCGGTGCTCCAGTTCGGCGCGAAAAAAGGCGCGTTCGGCAAGACCAAACGCGGCGCATCCATCCCCTGGGGCGACATCCCGGCGCGGCGCTATCTACCGGTGACCCAGGATGGGCAGCTCGATGCTGCCGCCCGCAGCCTCATCCTCGACACGCTCACCGACTACCTTGCCGAGGCGCTTTGAGCAAAACCGCGTAAAACGCGCGTAGCGCGATTTTCTGGGTTAGGTAGCTACCTACCTATGGGCATCGGGTAGAAAAACGATTGGGCGAGGCTTTATCCCCTCGATAACAGGGGGATAACAGGCACGCCGTCAGAAATAGATTACTGCGTGGTCCGTTTTCAGCGGGCGTCGCACCCAAAATATGAACCCGTTCAGGCTATGCGGCACCATCCGAATGCGGGATGATGCCAGGCATGAACGCTCCACATCAAGCCCAGCCGATCGAGATGCGCATTGCGCGCTTGGCCGAGCGCCGAGCCTCCCATGTGGTTTCATTGCCGCTTCCTCCTACCCCCGACTTGGAACCGCCGGAATGGGTCGAACTCGTTCCGGCGGGGACTTTTTCCGGGCGGGACGGACGCGGGCCGTTCATTTTGGATATAGACGCCGTGCTCGCGGCGTTCGTCAAGGGTGGCATCGACCTGCCCATCGACTACGACCATCAGACGCTTGATGCCGACGCCAAGGCCGGTCCGGTGCCCGCCGCGGGCTGGATCAAGGAACTGCAGGCGCGCGATGGCGCGCTGTGGGGGCGCGTCGAATGGACGCCGCGCGCCGCAGAGCTGATCGCCAATAAAGAATACCGCTACCTGTCCCCGGTTTTTCGCCATGACAAAAGGGGGAGAGTGCTCGCGCTCGAGGGCGCGGGGCTTACCCACTATCCGAACCTCTATCTGCAACCCGTCGCGCACACGAAAGGAGACACGATGGACATTACGCTGCTTGCCGAAGCGCTGGGCGCAGCGCCCGACGCCGACCTCGATGCGCTGGTGGCGCACGCTAAGACCCTCAAGGAGGCCGCCAGCCGTCAGCCCAACCCCGCCGAGTGGGTGCCAATGAGCCAGCACAAAGCGGTGGCTGAAGAACTTGCCAGGCTACAAGCCGAAATCGCCGCCGAAAAAGCCGAGGCCGCGGTGCGCGCCGCGATGAGCGCTGGCAAGCTCGCCCCGGCGATGAAAGAGTGGGCGCTTGAGTATGCCAAGCGCGACCCGGCAGGCTTTGCCGCCTTCGTCGAGAAAGCCCCGGTGATCGTCTCTGCGGATGCGCCCGTCGCGGCGCATTCTGTCGCCCCGAATGCGGACGCGCTCAGCGACGAGGAGCGCTACGTATGCGCCGCTCTGGGTATCAGTGAGTCCGATTTTGCCGCGCACAAGCGCGCCGTCGTCAAGGAGTAACGTAAATGGCCATCATCACCCCGCAATTGATCACCGCGCTGCGCACCGGCTACAGCAAGGCGTTCCAGGACGCGCTTGCGGCCACGCCCACCGACTGGCAGAAGGTCGCCACGCGCGTGCCGTCCTCTAACACCAGCAACACCTACGGCTGGCTCGGGCAGTTCCCGAAGCTGCGCGAATGGATCGGCGACCGTGTGATCAAGGGCATGGCCGCGCAGGGCTACCAGATCACCAACAAATTGTTCGAAGCGACGGTCGCCGTCAAACGCACCGACATCGAGGACGACAACGTTGGCATCTATACGCCGCTCTTTGCTGAGATGGGTCGCGCGGCAGCGGCACACCCGGACGAGCTGGTGTTCGGCTTGTTGGCCGCCGGTGAATCGTCGGCCTGCTACGATGGGCAGAATTTCTTCGACACGGACCACCCGGTCTATCCGAACGTCGATGGCACCGGCACGGCAGCGACGGTTTCGAACTTCGTTGCCGGCACCGCTGGGCAACCGTGGTACCTGCTCGACTGCTCGCGCTCGCTCAAGCCGTTGATTTTCCAAGAGCGCTCGCGCCCAGAGATCGAGAGCCTCACGAGCACGCAGGACGAAGGCGTGTTCATGCGCGACGAGTACCGCTTCGGCATTCGCTACCGCTGTAACGCCGGTTTTGGTTTCTGGCAGATGGCGTTCAAGTCCACCGACACGCTCGATGCGGCGAACTTCAACGCGGCAGTTGCGATGATGATGAGCATCAAAGCGGACGGTGGCCGCCCGCTCGGAATCCGGCCCACCCATCTCGTGGTGCCGCCCGCTCTGCGCGCCGCGGCGCTCGAGATCGTCGAGGCGCAGCTCATCAACGGCGGTAACTCGAACCCGAACTATAAGGCTGTCGAGGTGATCGTCAGCCCGTGGGTGGCGTAACCGATGGCGCGCGCGCGCAAGGCTACCGACTCTGCTGCCACTGACCGCGTGCGTCTTTCTGTGCGCACCGTGGCGTCGATGGGTGATCGGCGCCGCTACCGCGCCGGGCTTGGGCCATTTACCCGCGAGGCTCAGGTGGTCGAAGCCACCCAAGAGCAGGCCGAGGCTTTGCGCGCCGATCCGATGTTGGAGGTTGTCGAGGCGAAGGAGTGACGCATGGGCTACGCGACGGCGGCTGAGCTGGCGACGCGCTACGGCGCGGATCGGCTGATCGATCTGACCGACCGCGACGGCGATGGCATCGGCGATGACCCGATGATCGCGCAGGCGCTCGCCGACGCCGACGCCGAGATCGACGGCTATTTGGCCAGCCGCTACCGGCTGCCGCTGCCGACCGTGCCGGCGCTCTTGACTCGCATTGCGTGTGACATCGCCATCTACCGGCTGCTGTCCCTGCGCCGCATGGGCGATATCGAGGACGCTCGCCGCCGCTACGAGGACGCACGGCGGCTTCTGGAGGCGATCGCAAAAGGCCATGCAAGCCTGGGGCTGCCCGCCAGTCTGCCGCTAGACGAGCAGCCTGCGCTGTCGCTTGCCGCGGCTAAATCTGGCCCCGCGCCAGTGTTTGGCCCAGACCAAATGGGGAGCTACTGATGTTGCTAGCGGCCGAGCGCGCGATCGTCGAGCGTCTCAAGACTGCACTCGACCCGCTCCCAGTGGAGGCATTGCCTGCCCGTGGCTACCGCTTCAGCCATGCAAAGGGCGCCGCGGTCGTTGCTGCTGTGGAACTTAGCGCCGGTGGCGTCGAGGATACGGGCGCGTCTGCGCAGAGCGCGACAGCGACGTTCGAGGTTGCGCTCTTTTCCCGTAGCTTACGCGATGGCGCGGGCGTGTGGGAACTGTTCAATGCCGCACGTTTGGCGCTGCTCTCGTTTACACCAGTTCCCGGCGCAACGCCGCTTCGGTTGCATTCAGCGCGGCTTGCGGATGTTGATGCTGACACGTGGGCGCTTGTGACGCGCTGGCAATGTTTGCTGCCGCTCATTCCTGATTTGGACTACGACGGCGGGCCGCTTTTGACCCGCGTCACTTTCGAGGAGGTTTGACATGCTTTACCGCTATACCGGCCCGCTGACGGCCATGACCATGCCCGATGGGCGCGAGATGATCTTAGCCGACGGCCAGACGGTGGACGCGCCAGAGGACAACCCGGTGATCCAGACGCTTGCGGCGCTTGGGCGCCTGACGCCAGAGCCGCAGCCGAAAGCAAAGACCAAAGACATGCAACCGAAGGAGTAAGCCATGCCTGCAAACTTCCTGCACGGCGTCGAGACCATCGAGATCGACCGTGGGCCGCGCCCCATTCGCACCGTGAAGACCGCCGTTGTCGGCCTGGTTGGCACCGCGCCGTCCGGCCCCGTCAACACGCCCACCATCGTGCTGTCCGCCAAGGATGCCGCGCAGTTTGGCGACATCACCGACCCAAGCAGCGCCGGGCACACCATCCCGCAGGCGCTCGATGCAATCTTCGACCACGGCGCGGGCACGGTGATCGTGGTCAATGTGTTTGATCCGTCCATCCACACCGTGACGGGCGAGTCGGGCAAGACGCCGATTGCCGCCAGCCACATCATCGGCACCGTCACCGCCGGCGGCGCGCGCACCGGCCTGAAGGCGCTCGAGGACACCTATAACCTTTTTGGCTTTAATGCCAAGCTGCTCATCGCGCCAGGCTATGCGACGCTGACCTCGGTCACCACCGAGCTGATCGCGCTCGCCGGGAAACTCCGCGCGATGGCGATCATCGACGCGCCGGCCGGCATCACCGTGCAGCAAGCGATAAATGGCCGCGGGCCGTCCGGGGCCATCAACTTCAACACCAGCAGCGAGCGGGCGATCCTGTGCTACCCGCACCTGAAGGTGTATGACCCGCGCACCAACGCCGAGCGCCTGGAGCCGATGAGCGCGCGACTGGCTGGGCTGATCTGCGCCACTGATGTGGAACGCGGCTACTGGTGGAGCCCGTCGAACCAGGAGTTCAAAGGCGTGGTGGGCGCAGAGCGGCCCATCACCGCTCGGGTCAACGACCCGCAAAGCGAGGCCAATCTGCTCAACGAAAACGGCATCGTCACCGTGTTCAACTCGTTCGGCACCGGCTACCGCGCCTGGGGCAACCGTTCCGCCGCGTGGCCTTCCGTGAGTCACCCGAAGAACTTCATCAACGTGCGCCGCACCGCAGACGTGCTGCATGAGTCGGTGGAGTACGCGATGCTGCAGTTCATCGACCGGCCGATCAATGACGCGCTGATCGACGACATCAAGGGCTCGGTCAACGCCTTCATCCGCACACTGATCGGGCGCGGCGCGCTCATCGACGGGGCCTGCACCTACGACCCGGCGAAGAACCCGCCGACGGAGCTCGCGCTTGGGCATCTGACCTTCGACATCAGCTTCATGCCGCCCACACCGGCCGAGCGCATCAGCTTCGAGAGCTTCATCGACATCAACCTGCTGGCCACGCTGGGCGGCGGGCAATAAGGAGTAAGCCATGGCGAAGATCGAAATCCACCGCATCACCAACGCCAACGTCTATTTGGACGGGCAGAGCCTGCTCGGGCGCGCCGAGAGCGTCGATCTGCCGCAGATCAAGGCCAAGATGGCCGAGCACAAGGCGCTCGGCATGGTCGGCACCATCGAGGCATTCGCGGGCTTCGAGAAGCTCGAAGGCAAGATCAAGTGGGCGAGCTACTACGCCGACGTGCTGAAAAAAGTCGCCAACCCTTTCAAGGCGGTGCAGTTGCAGGTGCGCGGCTCGATGCCGATCATCGTCGGCGGCTCGGTCAACCGCGAAGCGCCGATCGTGGCGATGCTGACCGTTGTGTTCAAGAGCCTGCCCGGCGGCGCGTTCCAGCAGCATGAGAACGTGGAGCTGGAGACGGACTTCACCGCCTATTACATGAAGCTCACTGTGGACGGCCAGGATGTGGCCGAGATCGACGTGCTGGAAAACATCTACAAGGCTGGCGGTGTCGATCTGCTGGCGCAGTACCGCAGCAACATCGGAGGCTGATGAATGGACATCACGCTCAAGCACCCGGTAAAGCTGGCCACCGGCCAGACCATAGGCAAGGTCACGCTGCGCCGCCCCAAGGTGAAAGACCTCAAGGCCGCGCAGCGCGTCTCGGACAAGGCCGAGGAGCAGGAACTGGCGCTGATCGCCCTGCTCGCGGGGCTGACGCCCGAGGACATCGAGGAGCTGGATCTCGCCGATTACAAGGCGATCGCCGAGTCCTTTCGCGCCATGCTGGATACCCAAGGCTGAGCTGTGGGAGGCGGCGGCGCTGCTGGCGCGGTGGTTTCGGTTTCCGCCATCGGAGATTGACGGGCTGGAGGTGGAGGAGCTGCTCGCCTGGGTGAGAGCGGCGCAGCGGCAGATCAGGGACGAAGGGCGCGCCGGATGAGTTCGATGCCCACCGCCAGCGCGGGCGCGAGCAGCAGGACGGCGGCGCCGACGATGGGCGCGGCCCACCACGGCGCGGCCATGGCGACGGCGGCGGCGATGACGAGCGCAGCGATGACGGCGGCGGTATCCATGTAGGTCATTATGGCACAAGAATTCTTCCTTGGCATCAAGCTCGGCGTGACCGGCGCGTCAGCCATCGGCGCGGCGCTTGGCTCCGTGCAGTCGTCGCTCAAGGGGCTGGGCGATGCGGCGCGTCGCCTGCAATCCGAGCAGGATCGGCTGGGCGAGGCCATCCGTCGCCACATGGGCACGCTCGCGCCGCAGACGCTGGCCGCGCTCAATCGCGACTACGAGCGGCTTGGGCGCACCATCGAGGCCGTCACCAGGCGGCAGGAGGCGCTCTCCCGCGCCATGCAGCGCCGCGCCGATCTGGCCGCCGAACGGCAGCGCATCGGCGGCGAGATCATGGGCGCCTACGCCACGACGCTGGCCGTGGGCGCGCCGGTCATGGGCGCGGTGCGCGAGGCGGCAGGCTTTGGCGATGCGGTCAAGGACATCGCCATCGTCGGCGAATTGACGCGCGACGAGGAGCGCAAGCTCGGCGCGAGCCTGCGCGCGGTGGCGCGCGAGGTGAACCAGACCGCCGCCGACATGGCGCGCGGCGTGGGGATGCTCATCGCCAACGGCATGGAGGCGAAGAAAGCCGCCGAGCAGGCGGCGCTGCTGGGGCGCTTCACCACCGCCACGCGCGCGAGCTTCGACGACGCGGCGAAGATGATGGTGAGCTTCGATCTGCTTGGCGTCTCGGCCAAGGACATGGAACTGGCCTTCAGCCAGGCGGCCAAGGCGGGCAAGCTCGGCAGCTTCGAAGTGCGCGACATGGCCAAGTGGTTCCCGCAGCTCGGCGGCTACCTCAAGGCCATCGGCGTCACCGGAAACGAAGCCGTGGTCAACATGGCGAGCCGCCTGCAAATCGCCATGAAGACGGCGGGCTCTACCGACGAGGCGGCCAACAACTTCCGCAACTTCCTCGCCAAGCTCACCAGCCCGGATACGGCCAAGGACTTCGAGAAGCTCGGCATCGACCTGCAAGGATCGATGCTGCGCATGGCGCGCCAGGGGCTGGACCCCATCGAGGGCGCGGTCAGCGTCATCATGGGGCAGATGGCCAAGACCTCGCCTAAGGTGGCGGCGGAGCTTCAGGCGCTCTCGAAGGAGATTGCGGCGATCCAAGATCCGGCCGAGCGCGCCGCAGAGCTCGAACGCCGCCGCGCGATGATCGAGGCGCTGGGGGCGAGCGCGGGCCTTGGACAAATGTTCCAGGACATGCAGGCGGTGGGCTATTTGCTCGCCGAAATCCAGAACCGCGACGAGCTCCAGCGCATCCGCGCGGAGACCGCCAGCGGCCGCAACGCCGATGGGCAAATGAGCCTGGACGCGGATTTTGCCAAGCGCATGGAGTCGCCACTGGAGCAATTCAAGCGGCTCAAGATCGAGGTACAGGAACTGGGCATGAGCGTGGGCGAAGCGCTCTTGCCCGCGCTGCTCGACATCGTGCAGGCCATCCGTCCTGTGGTGACCGGCTTTGCTGCCTGGGCACGGGAGAACCCGGCCCTCATCAAGGGCGCGGTGGGCTTCGCGCTCGGGCTGGCGACTGTCAAGGCGGGCGTGTTGTCGCTCGGCTGGCTCATCAACTTCTTCGTCAAGTCCCCGGCGGCCACGCTCATGACCGCGTGGCATTCCATTGGCGCGCGCATCCTCATCGCCCGCGCGGCCATGGCCGCTGGCGGCACCGGCTTGCAGGCCATCGCGGCGGCGGCTGGCCTGTCGGGCGGCGCGGTTGCGCGGCTTGGTGCGCTGCTTGTCTGGTTCAGGGGCGCTGCAACCGCTGCGCTCATGGCGGTTGGCCGCGCGGTGCTGTGGCTGGGCCGCGCGGTGCTGCTCAATCCCATCGGCCTGGTGTTGACCGCCATCGCGGGCGCGGCCTACCTGGTGTGGCGCAACTGGGATCGCATCGGCCCGGCCCTGGGCAAGGCGTGGGCAGCGCTCAAGGCTGGCGCTGCGGCGGCGCTCGATGGGCTCAAGGCGCTGCCAGGCCGCCTGCTCAGCATCGGCCAGCAGCTCGTTCAGGGGCTGATCGACGGCATCAAGGCCAAGCTCGGCGCGGCGGGCGAGGCCATCAAGGGGCTTGGGCAGTCGGTGGTGTCGGGCCTCAAGAACCTGCTGGGCATCCGCTCGCCGTCGCGCGTGTTTGCCGAGCTCGGCGGCTTCGTCGGCGATGGCTTCGCGCAGGGCATGGGCGCAAGCATGGGCGCTGTGCACAAGGCGGCGATGGGGCTATCGGCTGCAGCGATGATCGCCACGCCAGCGGTGCAGGCGCGTCAACCGTCGGTGTTGCCGCAGGTGATGCCCATCGTGCGGCAGACGGTCGATCCGATGGTGCAGCCCGTCGCGCTGCCGCAGATCGCCGACGCCCCGCGCGCCATTCGCCAGACGGTCGAGCCCGTCGCGCTGCCGCAGATCGCCGACGCCACGCGCACCATTCGCCAGACGGTCGAGCCCGTCGCGCTGCCGCAGATCGCCGACGCCACGCGCACCATTCGCCAGACGGTCGAGCCCGTCGCGCTGCCGCAGATCGCCGACGCCACGCGCACCATTCGCCAGACGGTCGAGCCCGTCGCGCTGCCGCAGATCGCCGACGCCACGCGCACCATTCGCCAGACGGTCGAGCCCGTCGCGCTGCCGCAGATCGCCGACGCCACGCGCACCATTCGCCAGACGGTCGAGCCCGTCGCGCTGCCGCAGATCGCCGACGCCACGCGCACCATTCGCCAGACGGTCGAGCCCGTCGCGCTGCCGCAGATCGCCGACGCCACGCGCACCATTCGCCAGACGGTCGAGCCCGTCGCGCTGCCGCAGATCGCCGACGCCACGCGCACCATTCGCCAGACGGTCGAGCCCGTCGCGCTGCCGCAGATCGCCGACGTCAGCGACGCCGTGCAGACCATCCGGCAGGCCACGGCGCAGGCCGCGCCCGCATTCGGCGCGACAAAACCCGGCGCTGGCGGCACGGCAGGCGGCATGACCATCACCTTCGCGCCGGTGATCCACGTCGCCGCAGGCGCGCAGGCAGGCGAGGTGCGCGAGGCGGCGCAGCAGGCGGTACAGCTGAGCTTTGCCGAGTTCGAACGGCTGATGCGCCGCTACGAGGCTGAACGCAAGAGGATCGCGCCATGAGTCTGTACGCGGTGCTCGACGACATCGAGCTGGAGATCATCACCTGGCTCGACGGTCTGGAGATGCGCTACGGCGCGTCCTATGCCGAGCAAGGGCTCATTGGCCGCAAGAGCATCATTCAGCACACAGGCTACGCGCCGGATGAGGTGACGATCGACGCGCTGCTGCATGCCTCGTGGTGTAACCCAGCGGATGAGGTGGCGCGGCTGCGCGACGCTATGAACGAGGCCAGGCCGCTCGCCTTCGTGCTCGGCACCGGCGAATACCGTGGCGTGTTCGTGATCGAGTCGCTCGAAGTCACCACGCGCCAAACCGACGGCTATGGCGCAGTGCTGGCGTTCGAGTGCCGCATCCGGCTCAAAGAGTACATCGGCGACCCGGCCGAGCCGCTGCCGCCAGGAGTGATCCGCGAGGGTTTCCGAATCCCCATTGCCGCCGAAGGCGCGGCCGACTGGACGGTGGCGGATATGGCCCTGCGCTGGCCGGAGGATGGCGGCGGCTCGCCGCTGGCGTCGGTGGCACGCACGGTTTCTAGCGCAGTGTCGGCGATTGGCCAGGTCACGCAGGCAGCAGCAGGCGTGGCCATGCTTGCGCGCATCGCAGGATCAGACACAGCATCCGCCATGCTGATGCTGCCTGGCGTTTCGTCCAGCGTGAACGCAGCGGCATCCGCCCTGCCCATTGCCGGTATGGATGCGCTGGCCGATGTGGCGTCCCTTGCTGCCGACGCAGTGCAGGCGGCATCGGCGATGCGCTCGGCGCAAAGCCTGCTTGCTGGCGCATCTGGCGCGCTGGGCGGCGGGCTGGCGGGCGTGTCCTCGGCGCTGTGGAGCGTCAACGCCGCCGTCTCGACGCTCGATGCCGCGCGCGGCGCGGTGGCGCGCATCGGGCGCTCGGTTGCGCTCAAGGAGGTCAATATATGGCCCACTTGATCCACTATACCGCAGACGGCGATCGCTGGGACTTGATCGCCTGGCGCTACTACCGCGACGTGCGGCAGGTGCCGATGCTGATCGCCGCCAATCCGCACGCCCCGAACGCACCGGTGCTGCCCTCTGGCCTGCGCCTGCGCGTGCCGCTCATCCCACGCGCCACGCAAACCCAGGCGCTGCCGCCGTGGAGGCGCGATGCCTGACGCCCGCGTTCGCGCCATCGCGCCGGTGGTGGAGGTGACCTACAACGGGCGCGACATCACCACAGACCTGACGCCGTACCTCACACGATTCGTGTTCATTGACCGCATGACTGGCGAAGCCGATACGCTCGACCTGGAGCTCGGCGAGGTCAAGGCCGATGCCACCCGGTGGCTCGCCGAATGGTATCCGGATAAGGGCATGGAACTTTCCGCCCGCTTTGGCTGGTCGCACCAGGAGCTCGTGCCCGCCGGGGCGTTCGACGTGGACGAGATCGAGATCGAGAGCCCGCCGATGGCCATCCGCATCCGCGCCCAGTCGGCAGGGGTCTCCCGCGCGGTGCGCAGCCGCATTGGGCGTAAGTATGAAAACACCACGCTCAAGGGCATTCTCGCGGACGTGGCGCAGCGCCTCGGGGCTAAGCTCTCCGGCAAGATCGAGCCTGACCCGGCCATCGAGCGCGCCACGCAATACGGCGAGACGGCCTGGCAGTTCGCTGTGCGCATCGCGCGCGAGTACGGCTACACGGTCAAGCTCACCAACAACAACCAGACGCTGGCGGTCTCCCGTCTGGCCGACGACCAGCCGCCGGTGCGCGTGCTGCGTCCATCCGACATGACGCGCTTTTCCTTCCGCGACCAGATTGCCGATGTGCCGGCGCGCGCCACCGTGCGCCGTCATGACGAAAAGACCGGCGAGCTGATCGTCTATGGGCTCGACGCCAAAGGTCAGGCCGTGCCGGTGGACAAAGTGTCGGTGGACGAGCGCGTCAAGGTCACCCGCGCCGCCAACGCGCAGGACGCCGAAGCCCGCGCCCGCGCCGAGATGGAGCGGCACGCGTTGGACAAGACCAGCCTCGATGTCGAGCTGCCGGGCGATCCGCTGCTGGCGGCGGGGCTTGCGGTGGACGTGACCGGCTGGGGCCGGGTCGATGGCCGCTACGTGATCGTGGTGGCCGAGCACGTCATCGAGCGCGGCTCGGGCTACACCACCCGGCTGCAACTCAAGAGGATTGCTGATGCTGCCTGAAACCTTCGCCGAATCGGCGGTGACGCTCAAGTTCGGCTTCGTGACCGCGCTGGACGAGGCGCTGGGGCGGGTGCGCTGCCGCGTGCCGGATCTGGACGACCTGGAAACCTGGTGGCTGCCGGTGCTGCGCCCCAAAACCCACCGCGATCGCCACTGGAGCCTGCCCGACGTGGGCGAGCACGTTGCGCTGCTGCTCGATGCGCGCGGCGAGGTGGGGGTGGTGCTGGGGGCGATCTTTAGCCAGCGCGACACGCCGCCCGTGCAGAACGTGGACAGGCACCATGTCCGCTTTGACGACGCCACATGGATCGAGTACGACCGTGCCGCGCACAGGCTCACCGTCTCGTGCCGGGGGGACATCGAGATCCTATCCGACACCCACATCACCCTGCGCGCACCCAGAATCGACCTGAACTAGGAGAAAAAATGCCAGCAGCTGTCCGGCTTGGCGACGTGTGCTCTGGTCACGGCTGTTTCCCCAGCCGGGCCAACAGCGCAGCAAGCCAAAACGTGTTCGTCAATGGTCTTGGTTGGCATCGCGTCGGTGATAGTTGGCAACCGCACGGGTGCCCGGTCTGCGCCCCGCACGGGGGCATGCTTGCCGCGGGAAGCTCAACTGTATTCGTCAATGGATTTGCCGCCGGGCGCGTTGGCGACCCTGTGAGCTGCGGTTCGGTATGCGCAACCGGCAGCACGAACGTGTTCGCTGACGACTGAACCCGTTCAGTCTGGCCGTTTCCGCGCACCATTGCCATCATGGCTATATGAGCGCGCAGTCTATCCCGACCAGCCTGCACTGGCAGCCGTCCTGCGGCGGCGATGGTTTTGCCGTGGCCTACGACGACCTGCGGCAGGCGATCCGCACAATCCTCGCTACGCGCGTCGGCTCCGACCCGCTGCGGCCTGATTTCGGATCGCGCGTGCCGGACTATCTCGACTGGCCCATCGACCGCGCCCGCCCTCATGTAGTGCGCGAAACGGTCGCTGCGATCCGCAAGTGGGAGCCGCGCGTCTCGGTCAAGCGCGTGCGGGTCTCTGTCGCGGAGGGCAACCCGGCGCAGATCGTGGTGGCGGTGTACTTCATCGCCGCCGACGGCGTTGAAGTCTCCGCCGAGGTGCGGCCATGACGCAGCTTTTCGACGTCATCCCCAACGACCCGCAGACGATCACCAATGAGATCGTCGCGCAGTACGAGGCGGCGACCGGGAAAACCCTCTACCCGGCGCAGGTCGAGCGGCTGCTGATCGACCTGATCGCCTACCGCGAGACGCTGCTGCGCGCCGCGATCAACGACGCCGCCCGGCAAAACCTGGTGCGCTTTGCCCGCGCGCCCATGCTCGACTACCTGGGCGAGCTGGTGGGCGTGACGCGCCTGCCCGGCGAGGACGACGAGCGCCTGCGCGCGCGCATCCGCGAAGCGCCGGAATCGTTCTCGGTGGCCGGGCCGCGCCTCGCGTACCGCCACCACGCGATGAGCGCGCACGCCTCCATCGTCGATGTGGCCGTCACCAGCCCGGAGCCCGGGCTGGTGCGCCTGTACCCGCTCACCGACACCGGGCTGCCGTCGGCTGCCATCAAGTCGATGGTGCTGGCTGCCTGCTCGGCCGAGGATGTGCGTCCGATCTGCGACGCGGTGGAGGTGGCCGACCCCATCGACATGCCATTCGCCGTCGATGCGCGGCTCACCGTCTTGCAAGCGTTCGACGCCGAGACCGTGCGCCAGGCAGCGCTTGCATCCGTCACCGCTCGCTGCGCCGAGATTGCCTCTCGCCTGGGGCGCGACGTTGCCCGCTCCAGCCTGATTGCCGCGCTGCATGTGGAAGGCGTGGCCAGCGTGCGGCTTGTCGCACCGATTGCGGACATGAGCGTGCCTGCGCACGCCTGGGCGCACGCCACCGGCATCACGGTCACCGTGGAAGGAGCGACCGATGGCTGACCGGCTCGCGCCTGACCTGCTCGCGCTCGATCCGCGCTTTGGCCCGCTTGCGGAAGCCACGCAGCGCATCGAGGCGCTGCCGCTCGACGGGCTGCTCACCTACCTCATCGACACGGTTCCTGCGCACTACCTGCCGGAGCTGGGGCGGCAGTTTCACATCATGCCGCTCGAAGGCTGGCAGTTTGCCGCCACCGACGCTGAGCGGCGGCGGTTGATCCGCGAATCGATTGCGCTGCACCGCAGGAAGGGCACGCCGTGGAGCATCCGCAGGATGCTGGAGATCGCTGGCTTTGGCGCGGGCTTGCGCATCAGCGAAGGCCGCGTCGCGCGGCGTTTTGATGGCACGATCTTCGCCGACGGATCGGAGATTTACGGCGGACACTCGTGGGCAGAGTTCGCCATTGATGTCGATCTGGGCGATACAGCTGGACTGGACGCCGAAACCTCCGCGCGCATTCGTGAGATTGTCGAAGAGTGGAAGCCAGAATCCCGGCATCTCACACGGCTGGCGTTTCACGCTGACACGTCGGACGCTGCGCCCAGCAGCGAAGCCGCGCAAACCAACGCCTCCTGGTCGGGCGCGTCGCTGCGCCCCTGGCGGCGCTGCTACGACGGCGCGCTCTTCTACGACCAGGGGGCGCTGCTTGCATACAACGGCGCGACGCGCGCCGACGGCAGCAGCGCCTACCAGGGCTGGACGGCACGGGGTGCAACATGGCTTGCGGGCGCACCGGAGTCGGATACCACGCTCGCGCTCATCTGGACGGACACTGACCGCCAGCAGGCGCTGCCGACCTACGACGGCGCAACGCAGGCCGACGGCACGACCGACTACGGCGACACCGCGCCGGTGGCGCAGGATGCGGTCATGCCTATCACGGTCACTCGCCATGTGCGCTACGACGGCCGCTACCGCTACGGCGCAGACAACCTGTTCGACGGCTCGGCACGATTCGACGGCGCGCGGCGCTACATCGCGGGCCGCGTCGCCAGTGGCAACGAATCGTTTTATCTGGAGGCTGCATGAAGCTCGCAGACACGCAAGCCCTGCGTGGCGAGTTCCGCCTGGCGATCTACCGCCACGGCGCGCTCGTCGATGAAATCATCGAACCCAACCTCATCGTCAATGGCGCGAAAGACCAGCTCGCCAGGCTGGTAGGCGGCAACGGCGCCAACCGCCATGTCACGCAGATCGGGTTTGGTACTGGCACTGCGGCCGCAGCGCCCGGCAATACGGTGCTGACGGGCGCGTACTGGAAGCCAGTCACCAGCGTGAGCTACCCGGCCACGGGGCAGGTGGCATTTGCCTGGAGCCTCTCCACCGCCGAGGCCAACGGCATGGCGATCACCGAGTTCGGCCTGCGCTGCGCCGACGGCACGCTCTTCGCGCGCAAGGCGCGCGCCCCCATCCACAAGTCCGACGACCTGTCGCTCACAGGAACGTGGACGATCATCTTCTAAAGGAGGCCTTGCATGGCAAACGTCACCGAGTCAGCGGTCTGGGAATCTGGCGTCTATCGCATCGAGACGACCGACCCGATCCTGGGCGGCGAAAACGGCACCGCCAACATTCAGGCCAAGCAACTCGCCAACCGCACGCTCTGGCTGAAGGTGCGCGCGGATCAAGTCGATGCCGCCGCGGCTGGATACGGTTCGCTGCAAGCGCGCCTTGCCGCGCTACAAGCCAACGTCGAGGCGGTTGGCACCGAGATGGTCAATATGGACCACACCGCCGTGATGCAGGCGCTCTCGCTCGCGCACATGGCGCACCAGGCTATCGATGCGATGCGCTTCGGTCCGGTGCGGCAAACCGGCGAAATCACGATCAAAAATCGCGGCGTGGTTTCGGGCTGCACGATCAGCAAGTCGACCACTGCTGCGCGCAACCTCAACATCGCGCCGGGCGTCTGCTTTGCCAACGGCCAGACCTACCCGGTGGTCGAAGGGACGAACGCCGCGAGCGTCCCCGCCAACACCAGCACGACGAGCGCCGTGGTGGTCTCGGCCTACCTCTACCCACACAGCGACGGCCAGACCTACCGTCTGGCGGTGACCGCCATCGGCCAGAGCGTGCCAGACAACGGCATCGAGATTTATCGATTGACGATCCCGGCCAACAACACCGACGCCACCGATCCCAACCTCACGAACGTGACGCTAACTGACGTGCGCCGCATTGAGCCAAATTTTCCTGACATGCTGGACGCCCCCGTGTCGCAGTCGGTGAGCTTTGCTCGTCCGATGAAAGGCGCAGACTGGCGGCTGCACGTAGATGTGGTATCGGCCACCGGCGCGCCGTGCCGCGCCGATCAGGTTGTGGTCGGCAACCGCGCCACGAACGGGATGACGCTGCTCCTGGCAAGCGCCGCTGACGCCGTGACGCTGCGCTGGACCGTCGAACGCCTCAACGACTAACCAAAAGGAGGTCTGACATGCCACAAATCACCATGATCCAACCCGGCGCGCCCGTCGCGCCCATTGCCATCAGCGCCGATCGCCTGACGGTAGGCGACATCACCATTGATTATGCTGTCGAGCAGCAGGACGAGGCGGTCGAGATCGCCATCCGCCACTCCGCTGGCGCGTTCACCCGTGACGGCGCAGACGGCGCGTTCGTCGCCATCGTGCGCATCCCGCCTCGGCAATACACCGAGCAGCCGGGCGAAACCGACCCCATGACCGGCGCGCCCCGTATCGAGCGCGTAGCGCTGCCGCTCGATCCGTCTGCCGTATCCGTCGAACTCTGGCCGTTTGCTGGCTGACCACTGCTAAGCACTCCAGGAGAACCCCATGCCCACCATCTTCATCCGCGACGAACTGCGCGCCGCTATCGAAGCCGCCACCGGCGGCCTGTGCACCGTTCACTACACCGCCAGCGGTCAACCCAGCTACTTCCGCTGGATTCCGAAATTCACGTTGGATGCCATCGATCCCAGTCTTGGCGCCGGCGTCCACCCCGCATTTGTGGTTGATGGCGTCACACGCGATGGTCTGTGGATCGGCATGTATCCGGGTGTTGTCAAAAACGGCGAATTGCTGAGCCTGCCCGGCGTCGATCCGACCACATCGCAGCCCTATACCTATTTCGTGAGCGCTGCCCGCGCTTGCGGCGCCGGCTTCCACGTCATGACCAATGCCGAGTGGGCGGCAGTGGCCTTGCTCACCGCCAAGAGCGGCCACCAGCCGCGAGGCAACACCAACTGGGGTCGCGCGCATGACGCCACCTGGGAGACCGCTCGCCGCGTGGATAACGGCACACCGGGCAGCACCAGCGGCGTAGGCCGCACGCTCACCGGCACTGGCCCTGTCACTTGGCGGCACGACGGCACGCCTGCCGGGATCGCCGATATCGTGGGTAATGTGTGGGAATTCACCCCCGGCCTGCGCCTGGTGGATGGCGAAATTCAAATCCTCGCCAACAACGACGCCGCGACCGCCAGCCTGTTCGACGACAGCGCTCCGTGGAAGGCCATTCTGCAGGATGGCTCGCTGGTTGCCCCGGGCACGACCGGCACGCTCAAGCTCAACTCGCCCAGCGCGTCCAACAATGACACCACTGCGGTCAACCTCGGCGCTCCGACCATTGCCACCAGTGTGACCAATTACACCGGCCCGGCAGGGGATAGCAATCACAGCTACGACTATTGCTACACATCGTTCGCCTCGTTATCCGCCGCAACGGGTGTTACCGTCCCCGCCATCATGCGCGCCCTCGCGCTGGCCCCGCTGTCATCGCCGGCGCTTGCAGGGGGATTCTGGATGCGCAACAACGGCCAGCGCTATCCGCTTCGCGGCGGCGACTGGATCAACGGCGCGGGCGCGGGTCTCGGGGCGTTGAACCTCTACTACCCGGCCTCGAACGCGTACTGGCACCTCGGCGCCCGCCCGGCGAAGGTGTAATGGATCACGACGTGACGAGTCACGACCTAAGCGCCGCGCCGACGCGCGGCGCGTCACTGCCGCAGGCGTATGTGGAGTTGCTGAGCAGGCTGGAGGATATGGACGTGTACGTGCACCAGATCACCGTGCATTGGCCTAAGTCAGAGCGTCATGGCCTGGCCGCCGATGTGCGGCGGCAGATCACGCAGCTGCACCGGCTGTGCGCTGTGGCCTGGAAGCGTAAGTCCAAGTCCGGCGCGCTATTCGACCTCGATGTCGAGCTGTACGTGCTGAAAACACTGATTCGCAAGGCGTACCGGCTGGAATACATCAATGCCGACCGGCTGGCGGTGTGGATGCGTCACGCCGACGAACTAGGGCGAAGAATCGGCGCGTGGATTCGTCACGAAAGCAAACAGGGTGCTGGCGTATGAACGGCGGCGACTGGAACAACGGCGCGAACGCGGGTCTCGGGGCGTTGAACCTCAACAACCCGGCCTCGAACGCGAACTGGAACATCGGCGCCCGCCCGGCGAACGAAAAACTGGCCAGACGCGGCGCGGCCAAGGCTGCGCCGACCGTGCCATTTCCTTCGGCGTCACCATCCTTTCCGTATGGATAAATCACCTGCATCCGGCGCGGGCGACCTGCTGGCGCCGGATACCCTATTCGATCGCATCGTAGCCTGGGGCAACATCATCGCCGCATGGCAAGAGGCGCGCAAGGGCAAGCGACAAAGCGCAGAAGTGCGCCTATTCGAAGCAGACCTTGAGGCCAACCTCGTCAGCCTGCACGAGCACCTGCTGCGCGGCACATGGCGACCAGGCGAGCCGCGCCGTTTCTATGTGCGCGACCCCAAGTGGCGTGAAATCACCGCGCCGCCCTTCGCTGACCGCATCGTCCACCATGCCATCGTGCGCGTCATCGAGCCTCTGTTTGAGCGTCGATTCATTCACGACAGCTACGCCTGCCGCCCCGGTAAAGGTGTCCATGCCGCCGTGGATAGACTGCACCGCTTCATGCGTGGCGCCGCCAGGCGATGGCCGAACGCTTACCTGGTGCGCTGCGACATCAGCAAGTACTTCGCCAGCATCAGGCACGATATTTTGATGCACATGGTGACGCGCGTGCTGCCGTGTCCGCGTACACTGGCGCTGATGCAGTCCGTCATCAGTGGCTACGGTTTCGATGGCGTTGGGCTGCCAGTCGGCGCGCTTACCAGCCAGCTGCTCGCCAACGCCATGCTTGACCCGCTGGATCACTACATCAAGGACGACCTTGGCGTGCGCGGCTATGTCCGCTACATGGACGATTTCGTCCTGATTGCGCACGACAAGCACGCAGCGCAGCGCCTATTGGCGCAGATCGACGGCTTTGTCTCGGCCATGGGCCTGGTGCTCAACCCCAAAAGCGGAATCTGGCCGCTCAAGCGCGGCTGCACCTTCTGCGGCTACCGTGTGCTGCCAACCCATGTAGCTGTCACCCAGGCCGCCAAGCGTCGCTGGCGACATCGACTAAGAACGACCGCCTACGAGTACCGCCGTGGGCGCATCAACCTCTCTCGCTGCCGAGAGACTGTCCTTGCCATGACCGCCGTATTCAAGCATGCCCGAGCGGCGCGATCTCAGGCGGCGATGCTGCGGTCTTTTACCATATAGTGCACGCATTCCATGCGGCGTGTTTTGTCGCGTGGAATGCGATCATGTCGCATGGAATCCGTGCACGCGTCGCATTTAATTTGTGCAAGCCCAACGGCGGAAACGTTGGCCACCCGTTTTGGCATTACGCGCGAAGAGATGGACGCGTTCGCAGTCGAGAGTCATCGCCGTGCGGCCGCTGCACACGAGGCGGGCCATTTCGCGCACGAAATGACTCCGCTTTTCGACGCGCAAGGCCGCTTCTACGCCCACGACGATGGGGTGCGCCCCGATTCATCGCTCGAAAAACTCGCGAAACTCAAACCCTTTTTCGACCGCTATGGTCGTGTCACGCCCGGAAACAGTTCTCAAATCACGGACGGCGCGACGATGCTGCTCGTCGCATCCGAAGCGGCGGTGAAGCGCTATCGACTGGAGCCGGTGGCGCGGCTCGTCGATACCCACTGGGCCGGACTCGACCCTGCTCAAATGGGTTTGGGGCCGGTTCATGCCGCGACCCCGCTTCTGCAGCGTGCGGGTTGGGCTTTGGACGATGTCGATTTTTGGGAGATCAATGAAGCGTTTGCCGCGCAGGTGTTGGCGTGCCTCAAAGCGTGGGAAAGTGACGATTACTGCCGATCTGAGCTGGGGCTGCCGATGGCGTTGGGGCCGATCGACCGCAGCCGCCTCAACGTGGATGGTGGCGCGATCGCGCTCGGGCATCCGGTGGGCGCGAGCGGCGCACGTATCGTCTGGCACTTGGTCGAAGTATTACAGCGACACAACGCGAAGCGTGGAATCGCCGCGATTTGTATCGGTGGCGGTTTGGGTGGCGCGATGCGCATCGAACGGCTGTGA